GACCCTATCAATTCTGTAACCTATCAGAAGTTGTTGTCAGGCCAGCCGATACGTTGTCAGACCTCAAGCGAAAAGTACGTGTCGCTACTGTCCTTGGAACTCTTCAAGCTACGCTGACGAACTTCAGGTATCTACGTAAGATATGGGAGACTAACACAAAAGAGGAAGCCCTCTTAGGTGTATCTTTAACAGGCATCATGGATCATCCAGTGTTGTCAGGGAGGGAAGACAGTGACAAACTTAAGAAGTGGCTTAAGGCGTTACGCGAGGAAGCTGTGGCTACGAACAAAGCTCATGCTGACAGACTTGGGATTAATGCTTCTACTGCTATTACTGCTGTTAAGCCCAGTGGTACTGTTAGTCAGCTTGTGGACTCTGCTTCAGGTATTCACCCGAGATTCTCACGACACTACATAAGGCGTGTCCGAGGATCCTCAGATGACCCCCTGTGTGCTGTCCTAGAGGCCGCAGGAGTCCCTGTGGAGGACGATATGATGTCACCCAATACGAAGGTATTCAGTTTCCCTATGGAGGCTCCTGAGTGCGCTGTGTTGGCCTCAGAGATGGGTGCCATGGAGCAGCTAGAGTTGTGGGAGATATATCAGGACTACTGGTGTGAACACAAGCCTTCGATGACGTGTTACTACCGTGACTCTGAGTTCCTTGAGGTAGGACAATGGTTGTACAATAAGTTTGATAAGATCAGTGGTATCTCGTTCTTACCTTACTCAGACCATAACTACCAACAGGCCCCTTACGAGGCCATAGATGCCAAGGAGTACCAAAGGTTGTCCAAAGGGTTCCCTAAGGACTTCAGTTGGGACATAGAGGAGGCTAGTGATATGACTGAAGGTAGTCAAACGTTAGCCTGCGTTGGGAACAACTGCGAAATCTAGAGTAAACCAAGGGGGCCTTAGGGTCCCCTTTCTCTTTCTTTCTTCATCTCGTTGCCTGTCAGCATACCTAAACCTGCTCCCTGAGTAACACGGCCTCTTTGAATAGCCTGCTGTGCTCTTACGGCCTCTGGGGATGCTGTCTCGTCAACATAGGATTGAAGGTCACTCCTAGATACCTGTCCTCTGCCTGTAGTTACGTTCTTAATAGCAGGGCCTTTCTTGTTTAGTTGAGTTCTCAGGTTGTATATGTTAGATTGCATAGGAGGAGTAACGGCTACTAGACGATTAGGCAGTACCTCCTCTAGCCGCGAGATAAGTCCTAAGCCTTTCTCTGCTTTACCTAAGGTTGCTTTCCTAGCGACTTTATCAGCCTTGCCTAATAAGCTCTCAAAGAAGTTGTGTTCATCTGACATTATAGATAAGACGTTACCGTTAGGTTGTATCTTATGTAAGTAGTTAATACCACCCTCTGTGTATGCCCTTCCTTTCTTAGATCCTGTTATCCAGATTCCGTTCTCTTTGGCTTTCTCTAAGGTGTTACTGTCCTGCTTAAGCATCCATCTGGCTTTCTCAGACTTCTTCTTAGTTTTGTTAAACGCTATGTTCTTATCTGATACCTTCTTCAGGTGCGTCCAAAGTTGTTCTACGGAAGGCTCTCCCTTGTTGGTCTTAAAGGCCGCATAAACATCGCCTACCCAGCCTCCTGCTTTAACTAGATCGTTATAGTGGTCGCCTGTGAAGGTAGAGTTTCCCGGCGCTTTAATCATAACAATAGCGCCTTCGGCATCCTTAAAAGGGACTTTGGTTCCTCTAGCGTCGGGAGCATCCCAGATATTACCAAAGTGCTTCTCTATAATATCTAAGGACTTATCAGATACAGGTGTCTTTCTTCCGTCTTGCGTAGGTACGTATCCACCGTCCCTTATGGTTTCTTTATACAGTCCGGGCTTATAAGCAAAGTAGTCCGTGACTCCTGACTTCTCCATTATAGTCGTAGCTGACTCTGCCACAGAACCTTCACGGCCTGCTTGTTGTCCTATGTGTGACCCGTATTGTACCTGTGCTGTTCCTTTATGTATCTTGTCATCAGCTATGGCCCTAGCTACGTGCCTCTGAGACCCCGGAGTTATACCCTTCGCACGATACAAGGCCTGTGCCTTGGGGTCTACAAGCGTTCTAACTACGTCCGTAGCCCCACCAAATCCCCACTTAGCAAAACCCTTTACCTTGGCTGTCATTGCCTGAGCCTGCTCTGGATCTAAGGGAGTAACCCTAGACAATCCCCTATCGAGTAAACTAGGGCCTCCCGGCGCAACGTCAGTAAGTCCATAGTGGTTTTCTATATAGTTAGAAAAGTTATTTAAGCCCATACCTCTGGCTGAGTTAGGACCTAAGAGGTTGTCTGCTGCCTCCTTTGCAGACCTCACAGCTTTGGCACCTCCAGTGAACAAACCAGCGCCTACAGCATTGTACGGATCAAGCGCTGCTCCCATGAGAGCATCTTGGGCTGCTGCGGATTCTTTTGTAAGCACCTCAGGTCCCTGCATACCGAAGGCACTAGGCCTATGTATTACGTCCCCTTCAGCATAGTAAGGAATACCCTCACCCATCAGTAAGTCTCTAACGTAGTTACTAGGAGCATCTAGAGCCGTACCTACGTTTTCTACAGCAGATTCGCTGTATTCTCTTTCTCGAAGACGCGCAGCCTCTCGCATCTGAGCAAGCTTCTCATAGTAGTCACTCATATTCTTAAGGCTCCCTATTTCTGATTAGCGTTTCTAATCCAGTTCTTCAGTTGCGCTTGCTCTTCCTCGGTTAGCTCGTTTACAACATCAGCCACTATTCTCTGGGCCGCAGCTTCCAGAGCCTCTGAACTTTTGAAAGCAGTGTTTTCAAACGCTATCAACTGGTTTACTCTTTTAGGGTTCATAGCCATTTTAGCAAGTACTATAGGAGCACCTAATACGAAAGGAGCGCCCACAACACCCGAAGCCATTGCTGCCCCTCCCTGTAATACACCAGACAGTTCCCTACCTGCTTTATACTCAGCACCACGGAAGGCTAGTTCGCCTATGTTACTCTTAGGGCTAACAGAGGCTTCAGCCATTAAGTTTGATAGCTGCTTTATCTTTCCGTAGTCCTGTCCTAATATTGCTTTAAACTTAGCTGCCTCTGTTGGGTCATTTAACTTCTTAGCTAAGTTAGCGTACTGAGTTACGTCAAAACTAGGGGTTCCTGCGTTAGGAAACAACTTCTGAAGAAATCCTTTCTTTATAAGTGCGTCTGCTTCTTGGAATGCTATGAACTGTCCAGCGTCCCCTCCAGCCTTATCAATTTGTTTAAAGGATTCCCTAAGACTCTTCTTAAACGCAAGTACTTGATTAATATTTCCTGCGCCTGTTAGTAACATCCCTAGGCTTTTGTAATCCCCCTTAGAAGCCTTAGTTACAAAGCTGTTATTTATCTTAGGTAAAATACCTTGAACACCTTCGGCAAAAGCATCTTTCATTGCTTTATACTTAGCAGCCATTGCGGGATCACTCTTCTTCAGAGAGTTGTATGTGGCCTCCCTAAGTTGTTCAGCAAGAATAGTAAGCTCTCTTTGAGCACTGGGGTTGTAGTTAGGTGTTCCGGGCGCACCTCCAAACCTACTCTGTATCCTGTTCGTAATTTGCTTATCAATGGCTATAAGACCGTCTAGATTTGTCTTTAGAGCCATGTTGTCTCCCAACATAGGTCCTAAGTCGTCGTCGATAAACTTAACAGTAGCAGGGTCTAAATCTAGGATTCCTCCCTTCATGTTTTTGGAGACAAACGCATTAGTTGCGTATATGTGCTTACCTAGAGATAAGTCCTTTACGTTTCCTGCTACTTTAGCGAGTTCATCTAAAGAGTTAGCGTAGTTGGTATTCAAGGCCTCTCTGCCTTGACGTATGATACCCATGGTTTGCTCCGCTATTTCGTCAGCGGATCCTCCTGAGTTTACAGCTAGTTTGTTTATGACTTCAGAAAGGGCGTCTGATGTTACCTCATTTACTTTAGCAGCATTAGATTCAAAGGCCCTAGCAGAGAATATACCTACTCGACCTATCTTCTCCGCTAGTAATGCAGAACCCCCAGCACCTACTTGAGAAGGCGTAAGGGTTGCTCCTCCCTCCTCAAGTATGTTCTGAGTGGCCTGTAGAGAAGCTCGACTACCCGCTGGTTGATCTAACTCCTTAACTAATTGTTGAGCAGCCTCGCTGGGAGTAAACCCTAGGGCCTTCTTTCCTGCAACCCATGCTGGTTTTATCGCTTTCCCTAATCCTAAGGTTGCCACATCGAAACCCATAGAGTACACAGCCTCCTCTAAGGCTTCTGCGTACTTAAGGTCTTCTCCTGCTAGTTCATCAGATACCAGTTTACCACCGCCTGTGCCGATGGAGCTACCTAAGGTTCCACCAACAAACATACCCACAGGCCCGAAAGGAACACCTAAGGCAGTACCAGCGATGCCTCCTGCTACTCCTAAAGGCACCTCCATGTTTTCCTGCATCCAAGACATAACACCACCCTCGTCAGGCGATGTAGTACCTACGGTTGATCCACGGCGTCTAGGGTTTATAGTAGGGGAGCCTGTGTTCCCTGTAGGCATACGCTCTGCGGTTACAGTGACTTCCTCAAGGGTCTCTGGCTCGTTGAAGTCTTCGATTGTCGCGTAGCCATTAGAGATAGCCATATCCATTAAAACATCCATGTCTATGTCTTCAGGAACGTCTGTTATTTCGTTTCCGTTAGGCAACATAACGTCTATAAGTTCCATACTAATTAACCTCTTGTTTGAAGATCTTTGAACGAGACTTTCCTGTTTGCCTTCTTAGCTGGTACTTCAGCCTCAAGAGATCCCCTTTTACGCAAGTACTCCTCTTCGGAAGCACTATTAGCTCTTAACTTAGCGTCAGCCAAAGAAGCCTTAAAAGTTTCTTGCATCTGAAGTAGTATTCCTCTGTTGGCCCCTCCACTCCTCTTTAAATCCTGATACAGACGCTCTAAGTACATTCTCTCTCCTTCAGAAATAGCACCTGTAAAGTTCTCAAGACCGTCTAAAACAGCTTGACCAGCTAGTAAATTAAACTGAGCCTCGTTTTCTGGTTGAACACCTAAAATTTCTTGTGCTGACCTCACGACTGCTGTTTACCAGCCTCCTGTGTTTATTTCCTCAAGCAACTGTAAACTTTTATCTGTTTTAGCAATAGAACGCTCTATCCTAGGCAGCTTGTCTACAGCTTCAGATTTAAGGTTTGCCCAGTTCTCTGCTGTTTGCTCGGCCGCAGCTTCGGTTACGCCTCTAGCGGTTCTCTCTGTGGCTGTCTCACCATAAGCTCCTCCAATAGAGGTTAGCTCTCCTACAGGCTCTTTAGGAGCGCCGGGGCTTATAGGAAGATACCTTACCTGCTCTCCAGCACTGCTTCTTACTATAGAAGCTTCGTAAATGTTTTCATCAGCGTCCCTATATTGACCTCCGCTGCGTGAGCTAGTTACCTTCCCGCCTGCTCTGGCCTTTTTGCCTTCCAAGGCTATCTTAGCAGCTTCTTCTCTAGAGACTCCTGTGGCGTCTGCTAGACCAAAAAAGCCAGTCTGCTGCTTCTGGTCTGCAAAGTTAAACTCAGGGTTGTTAGCTAACGCTATTAACTCCCCCGCACCTCTTCCTCGAGCTTTGCCCTCCCTCTCAGTTTTACTTGCCACAGCCAAGCTAGCGGCATCCGAGAACACCTTAGCTAGTTCCTTGTTACCTTGGGCCGCATACTTCAACCCTTGGGCATTCAACAGAGGAGCGTTGTTTTTGTTGGCCTCTAGGAACTGCATAGCCTCTGCTTGCTGTGCCTTCCTTTCCCTCTCTTGTTGTACGATAAGAGGAGTTTGAGCAATGTTCTTACCAATATCAAAAAGACCTTGTGAGTAAGTAGGATTGCCTAGACTTTGTAAAAAAGCTTGTGAAAATTTAGCCATTACTGTTCTCCTAACTTCCGAATAAAGAGCCGAATAAACTACCGACGCCACCACCAGTAGTAGCTACAGGAGAGAATATACCACCAAGCATACCACTTCCCAAGTTACCTAGCAGATTAGCTCTGGCTTGTTCTGCTATAAGACGCGCCTCTAGACCCGCCATAGAACCTTCTCCGTACAGACCTGCGCCTTGTAGTTGACCTGTCTGGTACAACTGTGGGTACAGTTCGGAAGCTTGTTGTACGCCTAACATTTGTGCCTGTGGTATGTAAGAGCCTGCGAGAGCACCCTGAGCTAACTGCTGCTGTGCTGCGTCCAAACCAAGACCGCCGCCTAACAAACCCTGACCAGCTTGTAACATCTGCAATGCCTGTGTCTGCCCTGCTTGTCCTAGCTGCTGCCCAAGTGCTGACTGCTGACCGCCCAGCGTAGTAAAGGCTTGGCCTAGCTGTCCTGCTTGTGCCTGCTCTGCTTGTGCTTGCTGGATTGCTGACAAGGCTGCTCTGTTCTGTGCCTCTGTCTGCGCTTGTGATAACGCAAGCTGCTCAGGTGTGCCGCCAAACATAGCAGAACGTACACCCAAGCGTCCCTGATTAGCTAAACGCTCCTCAAGCATAAGCTGCTGGCGTTGCTCTTCAGGAGACTGCACCGCCCTGATCCTGTCATAAACGTCAGCTTCTCTGCCAGCCGTAGACATACCAGCACGGCCCATGAAGTCACCGCCTAACCCATAAGCCTGACCCGCTGCGCCTTGAGCCTGTGGAACACCAAAGGCGTCAGCGTCCAACATAGTACCACCCATGCCTACAGCCTGCTGACCTGCTTGTGTCAACGCCTGAGATCCTGCGGGTTGTCCTATGTAGCCTTGAGCCTGATTCATCATGGCTTGCTGTATTGCTTGTTCTTGTGGAGACAGTGTAACAGTAGTAGATAATCCACCGTCTTCTAACGGAGTGGCTCCAAATGTTCCACCAGTGGCTGACGTTACAGTAAACGGCTGAAACTGAGACTGATCTATTCCTGCCTGTGCTATTTCCATAGCGCCGGGAATGCGTTGTCCGTCTATCTCTGTACCCAGTACAGCCTGCTCACCAATCTCTCCCAGTCGGTCATAAGCCTCGTTGCTTAATAATCCACCGCCTAAAGCAGCGCCTCCTATACCTAATAAAGTCGTCCAATCAATCGCCATTAGTAAGTACCTCCGTCAATCAGACCTGCCGCTAAAGTGCCTGTAACAGTAGCACCTCCAGATACAGCAAGTGTTGCAACCGTTGTCGTGCCTGTGAACGTAGGCCCAGCAAGGTCAGCTTTTGAGTTAACAGCCGTAGCTATGTTAGCAAACTCAGTACCAAACTCGGAACCTTTAATAACTTTAGCGGGGTCGCCAGAAGGCAAAGAGTCTTTAGTGGTGAAGTTTGTTGTTACTGTATAGTTAGACATTATATGGTCTTCCCTATTAAAGTTAGTACGTTAAATTCTTGCACAGACAGTGGCTGTCCGTTGATCTCTGTTTGTAACGCGACGTTGACGGTAGTACCATCGCCTGTAGCATTTACAGTAGGCTCTGAAATCAATGAGCCTGTCGTGAACTCAGCGGCGGTAAACTCTCCTACATTAAAGTACGCAGGTATCTGGCTGGCTAACCTAACAAACGCTGTTCTGAATGCTTCACCAAAATCGAACGACCACTTTACATTTACTGTGTAGCCACTGCCTTCGACAAACGTAGGCCGCAGCTTCTTTAGAATCTTTAGTCTAGCTGTGTCACCAAACGACAACGCAGGACTCTGATAAACAAACTGGTAAGTGTTAGTACCGTCGTTGTAGCCTGAGTACGTAGAGATCCCGTCTGTGCTGCCTATGTATAACGTACCATCATCATCTCTGAAGTAGCTTTTGAATCCGTTAGAGGGCCATCGAGTAACTCGGTATGCGCCGTTCTCTAACGTGCCGCGTAGGTCAAAGCAGTATGTCAGTTGCTGTGATGAAAACGTAATTAAGTAGAAACTGTTCTCAGGAGAAAACACACTCCTAAGCTCTTCAGTCTCTTCAGTGATGTTAGTAATAATGTCGTTACGTATGTTCTTGCTCAGGTCTGACAGAGGCAGTGACTTCTCTTGTATAGTGCGCTGAATACTACGCAGTCCTTCTTTGGACATAAACAACAAGTCAGTACCTAAGTTCTGCACAGTGCATCTATCGACACAACCAATACCTTCAATGGTGTCCGATAGCGTCATAGATGCTGGCGACTCAGCGCCTTCGTAAACCACAATGCTGTCACGCCCAAAGATAATCAAGAATCCGTTGTGCGCTGCTAAGGCTACAATCTCGTCGTAACCGTTAGGCCACACTTTAGATATGTCAATGCTGCCAGAGCTTCCACCAGACCAGTGATTACCTAACAACAAATCAGACCAGTAGATTGTAGACTTGTCACCAATGAAGTCAGCAGTCCAGAGCCTACCAAAAGCACCTAAGACTTCACCACCGTACATTGTTGAGGCGACGCCAGTAGCGTGTTGTACGGTTGACATAGGTGTTACAGCGCCTAGTGTTTGGTTGTACACTAAAGGCTCATAACCTCTCTGGAAAAAGTAGAGGTTACTGTTGAAGTTTACAATCTTCCAGTTGTTGTCTGAGATTGTGTAGCCTGAAGGAGTCTCGTCAACTAGCGTAGTAGTTCCAGAAAGTATCTTGTTGTTACCTACAGAGAAAAGCTTAGAGTTTCCTAAGTCATCCCGGTACTCACCAATTGCGTTAATGTAATCTGTACCTAACGCTGTCTTGTTTGTCGTGACTGTAGCTGATCCTTTACGCGCTGCGATACGTCCACGCCTGTCAATGATTGAGTTGTCTGCAACGATAGCAAACGACGGATCAAGAGACAGCGGAGAGTCTTGTGTGTTTAACCCACGAAACGCAGGAGCTACAAGGTTTAGACTCTGAAGGTTCTGGGACATTAAGGAGTGCTCCAAATAACTTCTTCGGGGTGCTTGGCTGCATCAATAGCAATAGCGTCACTTAGGAATCTATCAGCAATGCCAAAGTATTCTTGTGCAGATACGCCACCTGTCTCGCCACGCTCACGCGCAAGCAACGCCACAGCGTAGTGTATAACAGGAGCCGCTGGTACAATTACGCTCTCAGCATCTTGTGTGAGATCGTCGTCGCGCACAATAGCGTTAACACGAACCTTGTACACACCGTCAGGCTTAGGGTACAGATCAACCTGTGTGTCGCCAGCGGGGTCAGTTGCGTTAAACGTGTAGTACTGTGGTGTTCCTTTAACAACAGGCTGTATCAGGTAGTGCTCATCAAACCAACGTTGAGGTCGGTACTCTACAAAGAAGTTAGAGGTGTCGTTGATAACGTCCAGCACCTTAAGGCGGTTCTGTGTGCCTGTAAGTACGTAGTTAAACACATCGTCTTCTGTTGTAATAGTCATAGTCAAACGTGCTGCTGACCAGTCCCATGCGTTTTCTACCATGCGCTTTGCGTCGTTAACAAAGTCACCAACCATCTTACTATACGTGGTGTCCTGCACTGATGTCACTTCATCCTCGCGCAGTCTTCGTAACACATTGTTGACAACTTCTAAATAGGTCATCCTATTATCTCCGAAAACATACCAGACGACTGTGCGCCTTTGTTAATAATTGCATCTAAAGGATCCATGTAGTTCATTGTCCGTGACTGCATTACTTCTTGGGCCGTCGGAACAACGTAGGTTATACCTTTAAGGAAAGGCTCCGATGCTCCCCCTGCGCCTCCTACTGAACCTCCTGCCGAACCTCCTCCCGAAGGCGCTTCAGGTGGCGGTGGCGGCGGCGGTGGTGGTGGTTGATCTAAAGGTGGTAACTCAGGTGTCTCAGGTGTCTCAGGTGTCTCAGGTGTCTCAGGTGTCTCAGGTGTCTGCGGTGTTATCTCCGGTGGTAACACAGGCTCTACAGGAGGCTCAATAGGAGGAAACAAAGGAGGTTCTAC